ATTATAAGGAGTTATAATGAAATTAAACGAACCTATTAAAAGAATTAACTTATACCAAAGCGTAGAATTTAATAAAAGATCTGAAACCTATTTCTCAAGCCAAGACATTAAGAACAAGCCTAAAGTAGAAATTAAATTTCTTAATGACATGCTAATTGACATTAAAAATGAATTTGACCATGTAATCGTACCAGTAACAAACTTAAAATGTATACACTTCTACAACGATAGAGACGCTGAGCTAGAATCTCACAATAAAGCAGAAGCTAAAAAGAAACCGAACGTAAAATCTGTGGACATTAAGCGACCAAGATAATAGATGGACAGTTCTAAAAAGCAAGCTTTATTAGCTGAAATTCAAAAACGCAAAGAGCTAAAAGAGGCTGCTAACCAGCAGCTTCTTTTTAATTTTGAGGACTTTTGTTTTAAGCCTCAAGTAGAGTTCTTTAGAGGCTCGGGACCACGATTCCGCACTGCAGTATGTAGTCGTCGAGCTGGTAAAACCGTGGGCATAGTAGCAGACATGATCGATACGTGCACAAATAATCCCGGTTCCTTGTGCTTATACCTAACCATAACTAAGCAAAATGCCAGAAATATTATATGGGCTGATATTATTAAGGTTATAGAAGATTATAAGCTAAACTGCAAGTTAGATAATACTCGTTTAAGCGTAAGATTTCCCAATGGCAGTAAAATAGCTATCGAGGGTGTTAAAGACAGAACAGAAATTGAAAAATATCGAGGATGGAAGCTTAAAAAATGCTACATCGACGAGTGCCAATCATTCAAGCCCTATCTTAAGGAACTAATTAAGGACGTAATTACTCCAGCACTTCGAGATTTACGTGGAAGCCTATACCTAACAGGAACCCCTGGACCAGTTCCAGCCGGAACATTTTTTGAATATAGCCAAAATAAAAACTGGAGCGCACATCACTGGACAGCATTCGACAACCCACACATGCATAACCCTCCAAAACTAGATCTAGAACTAACTCTTGAAGAAGAACGCATGTTATTCGAAATAGATGAAAACGATCCAGGCTACCAAAGAGAAACTTATGGAGTATGGGTAGAAGACCTAGACTCTCTAGTATTTAAATTTAGAAAAGATAACAACACCTACGAAAAGCTTCCAGAAGAGGGAGCATGGTATTACATATTCGGCATCGACATCGGCTTCGAAGACGCAGACGCCATATGCGTACTAGGATACAACACTTACGAGAAGAAAGTCTACCTAGTTGAAGAAGACGTAGTGCGAAAACAAGACATTACTAGCCTAGTAGAGCGCATAAAAGACCTAAAAGACCTATATAATCCAATAAAAATGGTTATGGACGCCGGCGCACTAGGTAAGAAAATCCAAGAAGAGCTTAACCTGCGTCACGGTCTAGTAATAGATGCAGCAGAAAAGAGCAGAAAAGTAGAATTTATAGAACTATTAAATGACGACCTACGTAGAGGCAAGTTTGCAGCATTTAAAAATTCCATCTTCGAAGACGATTGCGCTCGTGTACAGTGGGATCGTGAGTCTAAAATTAGAAACCCAGAGCGTCCAAAGATAAGCACCGTATACCACTCAGATATATGTGACGCCGTACTATATGCGTGGCGTGAGTGCCGGCACTACCTATCTGAAAAGCCAGAAGAAAGAGCTACAGTAGGAACAGATAAATATATGGACGATTTAGAGCAAAAAGAAGCAGAAAAGGTGCAATTTCGCAAAGATAATCCAGATTGGGAGCTATATGAGTCTTTCGAAGAGGACGCAGAAGCCCTTCAAGAGATGATGGACGACTTTGACTTTTAACAACTTATAACGTATAAATATTAGGGAGTATTATGTTAAAAAATATTGAAGAAATTAAACAATTTATAGAATGGGCTAAAGAAAATAAAGTTAAGTCCTTTAAATCAGGTGATATAGAGTTTGAAATCTCCGAACTAGCTATGATACCTGGAGAAGAAGAGAATCAAGCCAGAATAAAATCATTACTAGAATCGACAGAAACTATAACAGACACAGACCCAGAAGCCAACGAAGATGATGAAGAAGCGCTTTACTGGTCGACAAATTAATTAGGATATTAGTATGAGCATGTACGAATCAGATACTTTTAGATATTGGTGGTCAAACAAAAAAGAACTTCATACAGGAGTTTTTCAATACTTAGAGCACCTAGACCAATCTCAAGGTTACAGATCTAATGATAATTTAAAATTTATGAGACTTTACGGCAACTATGAAATGCTAGGACTAGATTCATACAGCTACAACCGAACAGAAACCAGCTACAACGTAAAGCACCGAGTAACTCTCAATATCGTACAATCCATGGTAGATACAGTCGTATCAAAAGTAGCCAAAAATAAACCAAAACCTACATTTTTAACAGAAGGTGGCGATTGGAGCCTACAACGCAGAGCCAAAAAACTTACAAAATTCTGCGAAGGTATCTTTAGCTCTTCAAATATGTACGACGAAGGCTCAAAAGCTTTCCAAGATGCCTGTATATTTGGAACAGGCTTTATAAAAATCTACAAGCAGAACGGAAATATTAAAGCTGAGCGTGTATTTACTGACGAAATTAAAGTAGACGACGCAGAGTGCTTATACGGCAAGCCTCGTCAAATGCATCAAATCAAATATATTCACAGAGACGTATTGAAAGCCATGTTCCCAGGCAATGACGGCGTAATAGACATGCAAACCGATACAGCCCAGTACGGAACTAGCAATTACAGCAATGCAAAAGACATGGTAAGAGTCATAGAATCATGGAAACTGCCATCAGGAAAAAATAAGCAAGACGGTGTTCACTGCATCACAATTAGAGAGCACACCCTATTCCAAGAAGATTACACAAAAGACTACTTTCCATTTGTATATATTAAATGGACACAGCGACCTGTAGGTTTCTTCGGTCAAGGCATGGCTGAGCAGCTTCAGGGCATACAAATGGAAATCAATAAAATACTTAGAACTATTCAAGTTTCTATGCACCTAACATCTATTCCAAAAGTCTTCGTAGAAGCAAGTTCTAAAGTAGTTACAGCACATTTAAACAATAAAATTGGCGGAATTGTAAAATACGCAGGAACAAAGCCTAGCTACGAATCAGTAGGAACTATTCCTGGAGAGCTATTTAGCCACTTAGATAGACTATATAACCGAGCATACGAAATTGCCGGTGTTAGCCAATTAAGTGCTCGTAGTTTAAAGCCAGCCGGACTAGATTCTGGAAAAGCCCTAAGAGAGTTTAACGACATCGAGTCTGAAAGGTTTTTAGAAGTTGGAAAGCGCTATGAGCGTATGTATATGGATGCTGCCCGTATCATGATAGACATGGCTCGTGACTGCTACCAAGAAGATCCAGAGTTTAACGTAAAAGCTAAAGGAAAGGGCTTTATAGAAACCATTAAATGGGAAGACGTAGACATGGAAGAAGATAAGTTCATGATGGATATATTCCCAACTTCTAGTCTTAGCACTACTCCAGCAGGTAGACTGCAAGACGTACAAGAACTGCTTCAAGCAGGCTTTATATCTAAAGAAGACGGAATGAAGCTACTAGACTTCCCAGATCTAGAGCAAGCAAACTCACTATATAACGCAGACATAGATAATATTGAGCGCCAAATCGAATCCATGATAGACGACTCTATATATGAGCCACCAGAGCCGTATCAGAATCTAGACATGGCTAAGCAAAAAGCTCAAATGGCTTACCTTAAGTACCGATCAGAAGGAGCTCCAGAAGAGAATTTAGAGCTTTTAAGACGCTACATGGAAGACTGCCAAGACTTATTAGAAAAAGCAGAAGCAGCAGCAATGCAAGCTGAACAAGAAGCCGCTTTAGCTGCACAAGCCGGCTCAATGCCTCCTCAAAACCAGGTTATGCCAGCAGAAGCTCCAATTGCTCAACCAGAGGCTGCGCCAACTAGCGATTTACTACCAGTAGAAGGTCAAGAACCTCCTATTGTATAACATCAGAATATAATTGGACCACAATGTCCGTTTTTAGGCTAAGTACCTAAAAGCACAAAGTAAAAAAAGGAGACAACATGTCAGAACAATCAATGCAATCAGAAGCAGTCACAGATCTATCTGTAAATCCTGCGGAAGAAGTACAAGCGGAACAGTCAATCAGCGATGCTATGAACGAAAAAGTAGCAGAAGAGTCTAAATCTGAAGAGGAAGTAAAAAGCCCTGAAGACGCCAACTTTGCTGAAAAATTTGCAGCTCTATCTAGAAAAGAAAAGGAGTTTAGAGCACGTCAAAAAGAAGTTGAGGCAAAATATAGCGAGTACGAAGCATGGAAAAAAGAACAAGAAGAGTTAGCTAATCAAAAAGAGCCTGAAGTACCTTTAGAGTATAGATTAAAGAAAAATCCTCTAGAAACTTTAGCAGAACTAGGACTTAGCTACGATAAACTGACAGAACTAGCTTTAAATGACGGAAAACTGACTCAAGACATGCAAATGGAACTAATGAGACAGGAAATAGAAAATAAATACTCACGAGAATTAGAAGATATTAGAAACGAAATATTAGAAAGAGATAAGAAAGCAGAAGAAACTAAGTATCAAGAGACTATTCAGAACTTTATGACAGAATTAACAGATTTTGTCAACACCTCTGAAGACTATGAAATGATAAGAGCCAATGATTCAGTAGACTTAGTTTATGAGCTTATAGAGTCACACCACGCCGAAACTGGAAACATTCTCAGCAACAAAGAAGCTGCTGACCAAGTTGAGGAATATCTCTTCGAAGAAGCAAAGAAATTATACGAGACTAACAAGTTAAAAGGTCTTTACAGCAAGCCAGAAGCACCAGCTTCAGAAAAAAGGGTAGAATCGCCAACACTATCTAACGACTTAGGAACACAGGTTTCCACACAAGGTTCCAAGTATTTAAGTAATGATGAGTCTAAGGCTGCTATAGCCAGAATGCTCAAGTGGGAAGAATAATAACAACTAACTAACTTAAAATAAAGGAGTCTAAAATGTCTTTAGATTTAACTTCATTCGCTTCGGCGCTTAAACAACACTACACTGATCAAAGAATTGAAAACATGGTTTACAAAGATAATCCTCTTCTAGCTATGTTATCTAAGTACGAAAACTTTGGTGGAGAAAACCTTAAACTTCCAATCAAATTTGGAATTCCTCAAGGTCGATCTGCTACTTTTAGTACTGCTCAATCTAACAAAACTAACTCTCAATACAAAGCTTTCTTACTTACTCGTAACAAAGATTACTCTCTTGCTTCTATCGATAATGAAACTATCGAAGCTTCTAAAGGAAATGCTAACGCATTCATCGAAGCTGCTACTTCTGAAATCGATGGTGCTATCGAAAGTGCTACTCGTTCACTAGCTATCTCTCTTTACGGATCTGGTTCTGGTTCAATCGGTCAAGTTGCTACTGGTTCAACTGGTACTTCAATCCAACTTAAAAATGTTGAAGATGTAACTAACTTTGAAGTAGGAATGGAAATTGTAGTTTCTACTGCTGATGGTGGTGGATCTGTAAAATCTGGATCTGTAACTGTTAATGGTGTAAACAGAGACTCTGGTGTTCTAACTGTAGATGCTCAAACTGCTATCGATGGTGGTTCTGGATCTGCTAATGATGACTTCATCTTCGTAGAAGGTGATTATGATCTTAAAATTAAAGGTCTTTTAGCTTGGCTTCCAAACAGTGCTCCTACTAGTGGAGATAACTTTTTTGGCGTTGACCGATCTTCAGATGCTACTCGTTTAGCTGGTATTCGTTACGACGGATCTGCTCAGCCAATCGAAGAAGCTCTTGTAGATGCTGCTGCTAGAGTTGGTAGAGAAGGTGGAAAGCCTGAGTACTGCTTCATGAGCTACAGCAAATTTTCTGATTTAGAAAAAGCTTTAGGATCTAAAGTTCAATACATTGATCACAAAGTTGGTGAAATCGGATTCAGAGGAATCATGATTCACGGACCTCGTGGACCAATCAGATGTATCCCTGATCAAAACTGCCCAGAAAACAAAGCTTTTATGCTTTCTATGGAGCACTGGAAACTTTACTCTCTTGGTAAAGCTCCCAAGATCTTAGATTCTGATGGACTTAAAATGTTAAGAGAAACTAATGCGGATGCTGTAGAAGTTCGAGTTGGGTACTATGCTCAATTAGGATGTAAAGCCCCTGGTTTCAACGCTAACATCACTCTTTCTTAATTTTTAATATAAGCTCTTTAGCCTTTATGGGCTAAGGAGCTTCTAGGACTAACTATGGAAGACATGAAAAAAAACTTTGCTGCAGCTTTAAAACAAAAGTACTCTAAGTATAAAAAGTCTAAAGCAGCTAGAGATAAAATATCTAGTGAAATGAGAAAAAAACTTAAAAATAAAGAGCATGCTTCTATGAAAGATATGTTTCGAGCTAAGCAAGCAGCACAACTTGAACATAAACAAAAACACAAAAAATAATCGCAGCCCTCATTGTCGAGGTCTGACTAAAAGGAGATTATCATGGCAAATAGAAGATTTCAAAGACACCAATCATTAGAAAAAGAAATGAAGAGCCTTCACGTTGTAATTAGCACTGATGGATCTGGAGACGTAAGCTCAATTGACGGAGCTGGTGTTGCTTCAGTTTCTCACTCAACTAACCAATACACAATTACTTTAGAAGATTCTTACAGTAAGTTAATGGGAGTTTCAGTA